AAGGTGTTTTTCCTGATTACTATGCAATATCCTCTCGGTATTCCACCAATGTTACGTACCAATGTGGACTATTGCTTCATTCTGAGAGAGCCGTATGTTACCAATAGGAAGCGTATCTTTGAGAATTTCGGAAGTGCATTTCCCAGCCTCGAGTTTTTCTGTCAGGTTATGGATCAGTGCACTCAGAATTACGAATGTATTGTGATGAACAATAACTCGCAGAGTAATAAGTTGGAAGATATTGTCTTCTGGTACAAGGCGGAAATGCATGGGGAGTTCCAGATAGGGGCTCCGGAATTCTGGAAGCATTCTATGGAGCATTACAAGGAAAAGGATCCCGAGGAAGGGAATCAATACGATCCCTCGGCAAACCGAAGACTCAAGGGTCCATTGATCAATGTTAAGAAATTTTAGCGTCTACAAATAGTATCATGTTCAAAATGGATGACATTACAAATACGCTGTTTCTTATCTTAGGTCTGGGGCTCATCCTTGTCTTACTGAATGGGCGGTTACGGTGGACGATGGAAGGATTTGACAATCCGGTCTCTTGCGGAGTAGATGCTCCGTGTGAAGTAGGCCTGAAGTGTATTAATGGCTTTTGCGCAAAGACGGAAAGACTTCGTATGTACGAGAAAGATGCTGATAATCAGGCAGAGTCTTCGGGCCCTATGCCATTATATTAACTATTAATAGACTAAGATGGCAAAAGTACAGATCAAAGATGCCACGTGGTATGCACTTGCCGGTCTTTTTATTGCGGTGGCATTCCTGCCTATTTTGAAAGCGAGTGCCCCGCAGTATTTTCGCACAGAGGATGGGTTTGAAGTACAGACGTGCGAGACGGGGAAGTGTTAAACAAATTACAGGTATACATTCTGAACGATTACAAATCATTCAGAATGTATTCTTCGCATGGTTACTTAATCAAGAGAAGGCATTTTGGCACCACCTCCGACAGAAGCGGGTGTTTCTGCTGCAGCGGCAGCTGCAGCTGCTGCCACCTCTGCCTTGCGCTGCATGGCAAGATCTGCTGGCCCAGAGAACATCCCGTCATACTGACCCTCCGTCGTGGCCGCCGAAGAGGCGCCCGACGTGGCCCCAACAACAGCCCCTCTGACCTTCTCCTTCTTCTGCTCGCTGTAGAACTGGTCGCGCGCCTCCTCATTCTCCCTGTACTTCTTCATTAGACTGTTGAGCTCGTCATTGGCATACTCGCTCTCCCCCACCTTGTTCGGGTCGGGCTCCCAGGCCATCCATTTCCCGACACTGCCCAGGTAAATGTTAAAGGAAGGATCTGACTTCTGAAGGCGCTTTGCGCGAATGGACGCCTCCGCCTCTGTAGCAAAGACACCACGGACCTTGATGCCGCGCATGGTCGTCCGGAAGTTATTTAGTGCAAAAAACTCCTCCTCAAGCTTGGAGGAGTGTGTAAACAGGAAATCATCATAGGCCTCCTGCAGCTTGGCAACATTGACCTCGTTAGTGTTCTCCTTCACGTATGCCTGGTACCCCTCGACAAAAAGATCAGGGCGCAGCAGGCAATTCTTCAGCTCCACGAGAACCTCCTCCTTTGTCTTAGTTTCACTGTTACCGGCAAGAGATTCGATCCGTGCATTCAGGGTTCTAAACTGCTCGGCCATCCACTGCTCCAGCTTTACTGTCTTCCACTGCAGTTCATAATTGGCGAGAAACTTCTTAAACATGAAGATATCCTTGTTGGCAAGAATCTTCTCCGGGCTGAGAAAACTCAGAAGGACAACCTTCTGGCTTGGGAGCTCCACGTCCTCCATGAGATAGTCTTCGGCAGGCTCGGTACTCATCTTCTAAAGGATGGTTCGTATTGCATCTTTAGACCAACCTCTAAAAAATCTTTTACAAGAATATAGGTAGAATGGACATGAATGATCTGCTAACCCGCCTGATTAAGTATGTCGTTGAAGGTGTGGCGGTTGCCCTGGCTCTGTTCTTCATCCCCCGCAAGCCCCTCCCTATGGATGAGATCGTGTCAGTGACGATCGCCGCTGCTGCCGTGTTCGCCGTACTGGACATCTTCTCTCCCTCCATCGGCGTGACGGCAAGACAGGGTGCTGGATTCGGTATTGGTGCCAACCTGGTGGGCTTCCCCATGGTGCGTTAAGCATACACCTACACTTACCTATCATCTCTTTAACTGAGATGCTAAGCAAGGGTTTCCAAATAATGCTTTCGGCATACTGCCATATAGATTCCTTCTCCGCCAATGCATACCTGCGCGTCTCCCGTGTAGATCCTCTTCTTGGTGAAGAGTGCGGGAGTTACATCTTTACATAGCCGACAGATTGCCGTGAGTTTTGTATACATATCCGCCTTGGGAATGAGATCAAGCACTTGTCCAAATGGCTTTCGCTCCGAATCTCCGTCGAGCCCAAAGACGAGTACTTTCTTCCCGTACGTTTCGACCATCATCATAACAACCTGATAGAGATCACGAAAGAACTGGGCCTCTTCAATAATAACATAGGTTGCCGTTGTGAAGACTTCCTGATCAAGGATATCTGCAAGATCTGCTATGCCGAGGGCAGATACACGGTCGCCTGAATGGGTACAGATCGATTCACCCTGTGGATCATAGCGCCGATCGACACGTGAGGTAATACTACAACATGCAACATTGGCTGCCTGAAGTGCTCGAATCCTCTTCACGGCTTCCGTTGACTTTCCAGCAAACATTGGGCCGATCACTAATTCTAGACTCATCTGGACACTATGTCGAGACGGGCGAGTGGTCAACTTTTTCTGCAGGCCTAATAAATCAGATGGACTCGGCGTCCTCAGTGACTATTGTAATTCCAACCTATGGCCGACCCGAGGTCGTCAAGGACAAAACACTATCCCTCTTACACCACTACAAGATTCCGAAGGAACAGATTACCCTCTTTGTAGCAAATAAGCAAGAGTATACGGCATATACGAATTACGTCCCCCCATCGCTCTATGGATCTATTGTTATTGGAGTTCCCGGTCTTGTACATCAACGGAACTTTATCATGAACTATTATCCTGTGGGTACGCGTATCGTATCATTTGACGACGATATAAGCGCACTTTGGGAACTGCAGGGTGGTAAGTTAGTCCCTCTCGTCAGTCTGAAGAATGTGATTCGGCAGGGGTTCAGTCTATGCAGCAAGTGGGGGTATCACATGTGGGGAATCTACCCTACAAAAAATGCAGGGTGGATGTCTCCCACTGCGTCGACAAACCTGAAGTTCTTAATTGGCCATATGTATGGAATCATCAATCGAAAAATCCGGCTGAGCGCACCTCTGAAACATGATTATGAATTGACCCTCGAAAATGCAGTAAGAGATGGGGGTGTAATCCGCTTGAACCAGGTTACGGCCACGACGAAAATGGGTATGACTGGAGGGATTGGCAGATCGGTGGAGAATCGGCAAGAAATATATACAAAGGTTATTACGTACTTAGGAAAGAAATATCCCGGCTTGGTTCGACCGAATCCGAGACGAGCAGGAGAAATCCTTCTTGCTAGGGAAATTAATTCTGCGTCCGATAAGTAGAAATGTTTCAGCTGTACATGAGTTTATTTATTGCTGCACTGTTTTTTGCACTGACTCCTGGCATACTGCTGCGTCTGCCTAGCGGTGGATCTAAGGTCACTGTGGCTGCCACGCACGCAGTAGTCTTCGCTGTGGTCTACCACTTCACCCACAAGATAGCCGCCAAGTTCTTCTACGGCCACGAGGGATTTGCTGGTCACGGAGGGTCTCCCGCATCTGGCAAGGGATCTCCTGCTAGCGGAATGATGCCTCCTATGGGTGCCATGCCCCATATGGGTGGCATGTCCCCCATGACCGGCATGCCTGGTCAGTAAAGGAAGATAGTATACAGATAAAATTACACCCATAGCGTAAAATTTTAATCAAAGAACCTAGGGGGTTCTTAGATTAAATGTCTGGGTAAAGCTATAGAAATGTCCATATTCAAGAGTATATTTACAGGGTTTCTCTTTTTTCTTTTTACTCCTGGCATAGTCTACGCATTACCTACTGGGGGGTCTAAGATTACCGTTGCTGCCACCCATGCTGTAGTATTCGGTCTAGCGTACCTTTATAATGAGTTATGGAATAAATTTGAATGGGGTATAAATGACGGATTTAAGGTGAATGCTCATAAAAAGCCTAAGTGTAAAAGCAACGACTATCGGTGTTTTTCTGGAAGTAAAGAAACACGCGACTGTACATGCTGATCTCTAAATGGATCGAATAAACTGCCAGCGCAGATCAGTGCATATACGCTCCCAAATCTTATCTTGATTGTATAACTTGTCCCTGTTTTTTAACAGGGGAAAGCACTGCAAATAGTCATCAAGCTCAAGGAGCTCGCAGAACTTATATAAGACATAGGAATACGAGAGAAAATTGCTGCGTGTTTTTGGGCAATGTTTCACAAACGAGCTCTGAATCTCCTTAAACATAAAGCGCAATTTCTCTTCAATCTCTCTCGACATTACTGGTGCAGTCTTGCCATTTATTCTATTTAGTATGTAAGGTACGTGCTCGTAAAAGTTTGTACAGCGCAACTTCTTCAAGATCTCTCTTATTTTTACTTGCTTAATCTCTTCCACGCTGACAATTCTCTCTTTCTTCAGCTCTTCGAGAATGGCCTGAAAAATATCTTCCGGGATCTCGGTACTCTCTTTTGCCTGGAATTGAGCCAGCCACTCATTAAAATGATTGATACGCTTATACGCATAATAGGTGACTTCTCTGGGAGGATCCTTGTAACTGGGCTTGTCACTATCAATGAGTACAAACTCCTGGAACCCACACTGTTCGCAGAAAAAGAGTGCTTCTATTGGACTGAATTTCATTTCAATATCGCACTTTTCACATAGACCATGGGGATCCTCCGAAATATTGGGTTGAACCTTCGCATTCTCGGGATTGACTTTTTGCATATATTTTTCTAATAAAACATCCCTCCCCTCCGGCTGGCGTTCTGGAGCCGGTGTTCTATGGAGAGCTGGCTTTGATTCCTGAAGAGCCGCTAGTACACTTCCCGGCTTCACTTTGACCTGTTTGGAGATGGTCGACACTCCATCCTGGATTTTCTCTTGGAGGTCATAATACTTGAAGAGTAACTCGCCGGCTGTAAAGAAGTAATCATACATCTGAGAATTGGAGGTAAGGTCAGATAACTTCTTATTCAAATAGGCTAAGTGTTCCTCTTTTTGTGTCTTTGCCACGACATCGGTTAGGGTGGATAATTCGAGTTCTAGTCGTGCAATGTGTTCTTTAATCGTATCAACCAACCCAGCTTCACGACGCATATCAGACATTTGCATCTGATGCAGATTATCGAGAGTTGTTTTTCCTTCGACCACGGTTCGTTTTCCTAAATTGGATATATCTGACTGTATGCCGTCCATATAGAATTGAAGGAGTTGAGGAGTTTAAGTCTTGTACCTCTCCCGGCAGAAAAGTGAATCCAAGAGGGTAGGAAACGAGTGTCCATGAAGTACACCGAAGAACTCTTAGACAGAGTACTAAAGGAAGGAGGTGCCAGAGTGAAAGAGAAATATTCCACCTACAATCAACGGTTAAGAGTAAGCTTTTACTGTGAATGTGGAGTGGAGACAACGAAGCGCTTTGAGATGTTACATGTCCATAGGCTTCCGTACTGCGAGGGGTGTAGTAAGAAGCATATGATTGAAAAAGGGAAAGCCACCTGCATGAAGAAGTATGGTGTTAGTAATGCTGGTAAATCAGAAGAAATAAAGAAAAAGATTTCAGATACATTTGAAGAAAAATATGGAATGCACCCATTAAAAACGGATGAAGTAAAATCTAAACGGGTGAATACCTGTTTGGAGAAGTATGGAGGACATCCAAATCAGAATAAGGAAGTGCAAATAAAGTCAGAGGCGACTTCATTCGCCTATAAGGAGTATACCATGCCAAGTGGCAGAATAGTAA